GATTTGGCAGTGTTTGGCAAGTGGGTAAATGCAAGTGCGGGGCGATTTGCAGGGCTTTATAGCGATGGCAAATTGCTAAATGAAACTTTGACTGACATTCACGCCAATGATGGCTTGATTTTGGATTTAAAACTTGCAGAGAATCAAAATGGCGTTGTTAGCGCATATATTTCTAGTTTGGATTTGTCAAAAGCAAATTCAAATGTGAATATCGCGTTTAATGACGCTTCACAATTTGCAAGTAATGCAATCACTGACCGCACAATTTACGAGAGAATGACCGCGCAAAAGCTAAATGCGCCAAGCAAATTCGGCATTTTAGGACAGGACGATACCATTTATATGGACGGCACAATCTGCGGAACGCTAACAAATAGCATAAATGTATATGTTTGCAATTCGTTTATAAAAATGAACGAACAAATCCAACTTTACAATATGCTAAAATCTAGCAAAATCATCGGTTTGCGGGACGCGCAATCGCGCAATGCTATAAATGGCTATATCACTGAGGTTTTTGAAAATGCAGTGAGTGCGCGAATGATTGCAGTTGGTGCGGAACTTACCACCACTGAAAAAAGCGTGTTGGCGCAAACATTCGGCGGAATCGAGGGCGTGGATATGAACGATGTTTTCAATCAAATTGAAAAATATGGTTATTATTTCAAGCCCACCGATATGAATGTAGTCAAAAAAGAACTTACAATCACACAGGCTTATATGGCGAACACACCGCTTAAAAAGCTAGTGATTGCAAATTACATACTAGGAGCGTAAAATGGCAATAATTTCAAGTAATAATGCGAATATCACAATTTTAAGCCCAAGCATACCGGGCGGGGCTTTGAAAATCGAAAATTTCGACCCTGAAAGCGATATGCTTACATTCGATGATTTGCAAAGCGCGGACGCGGAAATGACACCAGATGGTATTATAAATGTGTGGAGTCTTAACAATACCATCTCTTGCACTTTGAATTTAAGCGGGGGCGCGTGGGAGTCTTGCGCCAAAGCCCTTGCGCTTGTGATTAACAATCAAAAGCGAATCGGCGAATCTATTAGCATAGTCAAAAATATCACTATGATTATAGACTACGGCAATGGCGAAACGCGGACTTTGCCAAATGGTATTATGACCACAGGCAAACCCGCGCCAAGTTTAGGCAATCAAAAGCTAACGCCAAGCAGTTGGCAGTTTAAATTCGGCGGGGTGCTTTAATGTTTGAGTTAAACGGCATTCCCTACGATTTTAATCGTGTAAAAGTGGCGGACGCAATCAAAATCCAAGAAGTGATTTTTAAGGCAATGACAAAGGACGGCGATATTGACATAGGCTCGGCTTTAAGCAATATCACGCCCTTTGCGATTCAATATATCAAAGTCCAAACGCCCGATGGCAACTTCGTAGAAAATGCGGACGCGGACACTTTGGGCGATGTGTATTTCAAAAATCCGTTTTTTGCGATGGAAATTACAAAAAACTTTTTCGAGCAGATTCAGGGTTTTTTAGCGAACTTGCCAAGTTACCAAAATACACGCAAAAATTAAAAATTTACCACGCAAAGCAGAGTGAAAATCCGCTTGTTGTGGGACTTGTCCTTTTTGGCGTGGGAACTTGGCGCGAAATAATGGATATGGATATAGAAAATGCGATTAAAACATTTTCAATCCACTATATCGCTAAATACAATGAATGGGCGGATTATGAAAATAATAAGCCCAAAAAATAAATGGCAGATAGCGGTGGCTCGGCGTTGCCAAAACGCCACCAAATCTTTACTTTATAGATTTATTTTCCTTTTTAAAATCTTTATGATGTGTTTGGATTAGTTTAATTAAATTCATTAGCACAGGCAAAGTTATTATATTTATTGAATAAATATAATCACTAAGATTTAGTTCGTCTGTAAAATAAACATAATATTCATCGCCTTTGCGCTCTCTTTTAATGCCTATTTTGTTAAATTTTATCAAATCGCCCTCTTGTTTAATACCAAAGAAGTTTTCAATATCCTCTCTACTAAAATCGTTAATATCCCCCACAATAGAAAACACTTCGCGGGACATATTCACTTTGAAATCTTTGTCAAATTCCTCTTTTATTTCTATTTTCATAGTTAAAGTCATTTTTTTCTCCTTTGATTTTTATGAAATCGCTAAATCTTAATAACATACGCGCTTTTTTGTGGCTTCACATTTTCAAAGCCCAAATGTCTCTCTACAATGCGCCCCATATAAAATGATAGCGCAATAATCACAATGCAAAGCAAGGCAAATACGAAGTTTTCGATTGCCAAATATCGCTTATGTTTGCGATAATCTTTAAACTCGTCCGTCTCGCTATAATGTAGAATTTCACTAGGAATCCCGCGCTTATTTGTTTTCATTTTGTCATCTCCCAAATCTTTTTACGAATCGAAGCGCATTCAGCCCAATAGCATTTCATTCTTTTAGGCTTAACGCCACGCGCCTTGCATTCAGCTTTAAACATTGCCCTACGAATTTTTTTCATACTTCACACTCTCCTTGCCATTTTTCGCAATTTGGCATAAACGCAATCTAAAATGCGCTTATACCTATCACGCCCACGCATTGCTATTTTTTGCAATTTAAGGCATTCGCCTTGTTTTTGCGTATTTTTAGCATAGTAGGCATTCGCAACTCCCATTGTTCTTACCAAATAATCCAAATCGGCGATTCGCGATTCGATATTTAGCAAAGTCCTTTTATAGTGTTTCACTGCTATTATCATCGCACACCTCCGCTTAAATATGAAAATGTTTAGATTCGACATAAGCCTCATTTACAACGCTTATATTATCGATTTTCACGGGGTCGCAACCGCAATCGCCACAAAATAATGTCAAAGCAATATCCGCCATTATGCTAATATTTCCTTTTTTATCGTATTCAAGGTGTCCGCCTTGCAAATATTCGCTTATTTGCCAATCGCGCTCTGCGCCACATTCGCAGTCCATTTTAATCCCGCTTGGTATTTCGCCTTTAAAAATACATTCGCAAATATCCGCAGTCTCTTTGGAATATTCTCTTTTAATATATTCCAAATCTGCTTCGCTTAAATACCTACTTGGAACGCCACAACCATAATCGCCCTCGAGTCTATCTATTATACCCGCGCCCTTAAATTTAAATGCCATTTTTTATCCTTTAAGTTAAATTCCAAAAGACTCTCGCCTTTTGTTATTGCAATAATCGCACATTTTTTTAAAGAAGTCAAGTAAAGTTTAATATTTTTTTTAAAAATTTTTTTGTATAGTTACAAAAAGTTACAAAAATTATGCTATAATTGCGCTTATCATTAAAAGGATTTGCATTTTGGCAAATAAACAAACCGAACTTGCCATTCAATTAACACTAGACAACGCGCAATTAAAGCAAGGATTAGCACAAACACAATCCACACTATCGCAATTCGCGCAAACTGCCAAAAAGCTATTTACTGCATATTTAGGCTACTCTGCTATAAAAAGCACGATTCAAGCATTCCAAGATTTTAATACGCAAATCGCAAACGCACAAGCCCTTTTAGGCGGAAGCGCAAGTGAATTAAGCGCGATGACAAACGCTTTAAAGCGATTTGGTGGCGATACAAACACTGCAATCGGCGCGATTAAAACAATGCAAGGGCATTTAAACGAGCTAAAATTCGGCAGTGGCGCACTTATTACATTAGCGCAAAAATACGGCATTACATTAAACGCGTATTCAAAGCCCGATAAAGCCCTTTTATCACTTGCGAAACGAATGCAAGGCTTTAATAGGGAGACAAAAGTCGCTATTATGCAAACTTTAGGGCTCGATGAGTCTATGCAACGCGCCTTTATGGACGGCGGAGTCGAATTAGAGAGATTGATTCGCAAACAAAGGGCTTTAGGCACTGCAACTGAAGCGGATTTGAAAATTTCACAAGATTTCAATAATGCGATTTTGGATTTAAAAGATATTTTTAGCGCATTAGCGCGTGAAATGTTGCGCGGGATTATGCCCTTACTTAAAGGCTTTGTAGATTTACTTTATAAATTCGTAGAAATAATCCGCAAACACAAAGTTTTTGTGGGCGCGTTTTTTGCGGGACTTGTAGTTGCGATGACACCGCTTCTGCTTATGTTTGCAAAAATGGCAATCGCCTCCGCTGTGGCATTCGCGCCGTTTTATGCAATCGGTGCGGTTATAACCGCGATTGCGCTTATTTTTGAGGACTTGTATGGCTATTTTATGGGCTGGGATAGCGCGACAGGCGAATTAGTAAAAAAATATCCCGCACTTAAAAAAGCGATTGAACCCTTGCGCCCTATTATTTTGGGACTCGTGCAAATGTTTAGAAATTTTGTTGGATTTTTAAAAGACCCATCTTGGCAAAGTTTTAAAAACATTTTTGCGCCTATGATAGACGGCATAAAGGACGATTATGAAGTTACTATCACTTGGATTAAAGAGAAAATAGGCGAGTTTTGGGATTGGCTAACAAAGCCATTTAAGGACTTTGCAGACAATTTAAGTTTGGCGTGGCAGTTTATCAAAGATGATTTTAGCGCGATGATAAATTTTATTAAAAGCGGTTTGGACTGGATAGTTAGCATTTTTGATTCGATTGGCAATAAAATCAAAGGGATTGGCGAATTTGTTGGCAAATTTTTTGGCAAAAATGATATTTCGCTAACACAAGCCCCCGCGATTCCGTCTAGTGTGGCAAATAATAGCAATGTTACGATTAGTAACAATGTAAATCAAAATTTTACTACAAACGCGACAGCAGGGCAGATTCAAAATGCTACACAAAACGCGCTTACAAGCAGTGTAATAGCGCAACGCCAAAACATAGGGGGACGCTAAAAATGGCTTTGACATTAGCAATAAACGCAGTTGGCACGGCATTAACCTTTTTTAATCAAATCGAAATCCGCACACAAAAGGCATTAAATGATTTGCCTTGCAGAGTTACTGAAATAAACGAAACACAAGATTATGGTATGCCACAATTTCCTATTGAATCGGGCGAATATCGTGGCGATACCATTTACAAACTGCCTTTAAAGGTAAATGCGCGACTTTTTGTAGAAGGCTACGAAATCGAGGACTTTGAAAATATGCTAAACGATATGCAAAGCTCGGAGGATTTTATCGAAATCAAAAGTCTAAATGGTAAAAAATACGATAATCTTAAAATGCTATCGTGGGCGCGGGACACCACAAGCCAAATGATTGGCGCATATTATTACAATGTCAGTTTTCAAAGAATGATTTTAGTTGGCGCATTGGCAGGTTTGGCAAAGGTTTCAAGTGGCGGATTAGCAAAAAGCAAGGACACGGGCAATAAGCAACCACAAGAGAAACAAAAGACAGTAGCCTTTAAAATAGGCAAAGGCACAGGACTTATAAAATGAAAACACCTTTAATTGACAGCGTGTCCGCGCTTTATGAAATCGAATTAAGTGCCGAGCCAAATCAAAATTTTAGCACCACAATCGACAGCGCAAACTTTGATATTTCAATCCAAACTTTTGCAGATGATAAAACTACGATTAGTATAAGCAAGGACGGCGTTATGGTTTGCAATAACGCGCCCATTACCATTTTAAACGCAAATTTGCTTTTTTATAGCAATCACAATACGGGGGGCTTCTTTTTTGCAAGTGAGGACGATTCTTTGCGCGAAATTACATATAAAAATTTAGGCAACGAGGTTAAGCTATACTATGGCTATTTTTAAGCGGTCGTGGCGTTTATCTATCGAAATCGATGGCAAAGTAAAAACTTACCAAGAGTTACAAAATGATGATATATCGCTAAAAATCGATTTTGATATTACAAGCAAAGTTTCAAATTATAGCGAGGGCAATATCACTATTTACAATTTATCGCGTGATGATATGTATTTTTTATCATCGTGTGCGCGGATTAGCGCAAATGGTGGCGTTTTTAAGCAAAATAAAATACAATTAGAATGTGGCTATAATGGCGAATTAGGGCTTATTTTAAGTGGAAATATCTTTGAATGCAGTGCGGATTTTACAAGCCCTGATAAAAAGCTAAATATCAAAGCACAGGGCAATTTAACAAAGAACTTCACGGGCGATTTAAGCGTGTCGCTAAATGGTAATGTGGATTTAAAAGATATTTGCCAAGAACTTACTACCAAACAAAAGCTAATTTTAGAGTATGATAAGGCTATAAAGCCTATTTCACAAGCGGGATATAGCTTTTTAGGAACGCCCAAGCAAATGATAAATGAGTTGCGAAAATCATTTAAAGATTTGTGGTTTTATTTTAGCGAGGATGGCGAAACGCTTAAAGTCCAGCCCAAAGAGAATGCCACGATTAAAAATCCGCAAAAATTAAGCGCGGACACGGGATTAGTAGGAACGCCCACGCCAACGCAATACGGCATAAAAGCAACTTCGCTTTTAAATAACAATTTCAAAGCGGGGAGCTGGGTAACGCTAGAATCTAGCAGAATCTCGCAATACAATCGCACATATTACATACGCGAAGTAAAGCACAAGGGCACGAATCAAGGCAACGAATGGTATTCAATACTAGATTTAAGTTTAAATGTTATGAAAGCGTGAAAATATGTTACAATTCGTTACAAATTTAAGGATTTACGATGAGCTATAAGCCGATAGATACGAGCGCAGATGAGAACGATTTGGGCTTGGCAATCCAAAATCTAATACAAGAGAATATCAAAGCCTTAAACACTTGCTTTTTAGCTAAAATCGTGGCTATAAATGGCAATAAAGTAAGTATTTCGCAAGTGATAAAAAGCGAAAATGAATCTGAAGTGATTGTAAATGATTGCCTTGTGGCGTTTCCTTTTAGCAGTGTTTGGCAAATTCAATACGCGCTTAAAGCTGGGGACATAGGCATTGCACTTGTGATAAATAAAGATATAAGTGGCTATAAGCAGGGGGGCGCGGAATGCGTGGCTATAACTTCGCGCTATAAAGATTTAAACGATAGCATTTTTATTCCACTCTCGCTTTTTAAAACTTTGCCAAATGATAGCGTGGATTTTACGATTAAGGGCGAATCGGACGAGCTTACCTTTAAAAAGGGCGAATTGCTTATACAATGCGCCAAAAAAGCGGATTTTAAGGCGCAAAATGAGTTTAAGCTAGAATCGCAAAAATCTACCATTGAATCCCCTGCGATTATGCTAAATGGTAATGTAACGATTGGCGGTAATTTAGCTATGGGGAGCGCAAGTGGTGGCGGTGCTGGGGGCATTTCAAGCGGTGGCGAACCTTTAAGCGCGGGTAATGATAGCGGAACGCTGGGCGCGTGTTTTGACGCGGTTTTTAGCGCAATGGATTTACTTGCAAGTGGAATGAAAGGCAGTGCGACTGAACCGAGCGCATATAAAGGGGGCGCGGACGCTTTAAAACAACAAATTAAGGGGATTGTTAAATGACTACATTTAAGCTAGATTCAAACAATAATTTAGAATTTGAATCAAATTTTGAAACTTTAAGCGGAAGCGAGGCTTTAATCCAAGATATTCGCAACTTGCTTTTAATGTTTAAGGGCGAAAATCCCTTTGATACAAGCGAGGGCATAGATTATTATAATCTTATGCAAAAAGGGGATTTAAGCGCGATTAAAAGCGCGATTGTGGATAGAATAAAAGCCGATTCGCGTGTAAAAACGATTCAAAATGTTACAATTAGTAACAATAAAGGTAATTTAGATTTATCTTTGCAAATCTTAACAAGTTGGGGAGAATTAGTAAATGTCTAATAATATAGAAAATGCACTGCTAAACGATAGCAATCTTTGGAAATTCGACCGCGAGACAAAAAGCATAAAATTTGCTTATGCTGACGAGATTTTAAGCGATTACCAAGCACTTTTTAAAAGTGTATTTCCAAATCTTAATTTAGATTCAAGCACACCGCAGGGACAGCTTATAAGCGGACTTGCGCTAAAAGATAGCCAAGTGATTGCGCTTTTAACAAGCATAATAAATTCATTTTACTTCGGCGGAACGGGTATTTCGCTAGATTTGTGGGCGTGGAATTTGTTTAGAATCACGCGCAAAGAGGGCGTGAATAGCCAAGCCGTGATTCGCGTAAGTGGTGTTGCAAATACGCAAATCCCCGCTGATTTTAAGGTAAGCGATGGCACACACCGCTATACAATCCAAAACGCCGTTAAAATAGGGCGTGAGGGCTATATCGATACGCTTTTTATAGCAGATGAGCTAAACGATTTTCAAGCCCCCGCAAACACAATTACGCAGATTGTAAATGTAAAAATAGGCATTGAACGCGTTACAAATCCAAATCAAGCGACCGCGCCGATTTTACAAGAGACGGATACGCAATTATTTCAAAGGTGTGTGGATTTTGGTAGTATAGCCACAAATGCTTCATTTAAAAGCATTTTGGCAAATGTCGCAAATGTTAGTGGCGTTACAAAAATAAACGGCATTGAAAACTACACAAGCGCAGATTTAACTACACAAGGACTTACCTTACCAGCGCATAGTTTTAGCTTAATCGTAAAGGGCGGAAATGATGATAATATAGCACACGCGATATATGATTCACGCGCTACGGGCGCGGGTATGAATGGCGATATTGAAAAGGATATTATGTTAGGCAATGAAATTTACAAATACAAATTTTCACGCCCGACATTAAAATCGTTACAATGCGCCGTGATTATCACTAACAAGGGACTTATAGACGCGAATTTTAAAGAGTTTGTTAAAAATGCCGTTGCAAACTACATAAACGCCCTACAAATCGGCGCGTTACTCACACAGCCAAATTTGGCAAATTCAGTTAAAAATCAAATAAGCGGTTTTGAAATTGTGGATATAAAAATCGGCGCAAAGGACGGCGATTTAAGCTACAATTTCATACAAGCCAAAGGAAACGAGGAGTTTTATATCGCAAATGACGATATAAGCGTGGAGTTGCAAAGTGAGTAATATTGAAAACGCGCTTAAAGCGCAAGGCGAGGGCTTTGATAAAATCATAGCGCAAATACAAGCGCAATATAGGGGAACGAATATCGAAATGCTTTTAAAGGGCATAATCGATATTCAAAAAAAATACATTTTAGGCGCAATGCAAAGTTTAGTTTTGCATAATTTTAGCTTAAACACTGCCAAAGGCGATGGGCTTGATTTATGGGGATTTTTGCTTGGATTTCATCGCTATGTGCTAATCGATGAAGTTTCAGGGCTTTACTACAACTTAAAAGATGATGAATTTCGCACGATTCTAATGTGCTTATACCAAAAGCAATTCATAAACGCTAATATCGCAAGTATAAACGATTTTGCAAATAGTGTTTT